AAATTGGAATGACTATGCAGAGCAATACCAACACTGGGCCAAATACATTAAGTTACAACGTATAACTATTCTTGGTGGGGAGCCACTGCTAAACCCTTCTATATGTGAATGGATTGATGGTGTCAATCAATTATGGGGTAAAACAGTACAGGTGCTCACAAACGGCACTCGATTGAATCATGTTCCAAATTTGTATGATCGTATGATCAAGTTTCGCGATCCAATACGATTTTGGAAGAAAAATTGGATTGGAGTTAGCTTACATAATGAAAACGACAGACAGCGTTGTTTTGATGAAATACACAAATTTCTCAGAGGCACAATCACTTATCATGCAAAAACTGATCCAAGCAATGGAGACAATGGCACTGTTACCTATGGTGCAGATCATGCATTTGTAGACAGCAATGGCATGAGGGTACATGTATGGGAATACGATTCTTTTTACAAAGCTGCCATACAAAGAAATACCGAAGGCAGGTTTGGAGTATGGGACAACGACCCAGCTGAAGCTCATAGACATTGTGGGTTTGTACAATATAAATGTTATCATTTTATACGAGCCAAATTATACAAATGCGGACCAGTTGCGTTGTTTCCTGAGTTTGATCAACAACATCATTTAAATATATCTGATCAAGATCGTGAGTTGATCAATAGTTATCAACCATTGAGTGCAGATCAGTTTGAACAGAGAGGAAAGTCATTTTTAGATCATATTGATGATGTAATTCCTCAATGTAAATTTTGCCCAACCAAGGTGCAGTTTGCGGGCAAAAAAATATTTGCAGTAAGCAAAAAAATTAATTCAGTTAGTGGGTTTGATTGATATGACCACAGTATTATTAACTCTTGGAGACAGCTGGCCACAAGGCGTGGAGCTTGTGGACGGAAAACCATATGGTGCAATTCTACAAAAACAAATGAAGTTTGATGAATTTTATAACTATGGTCGTGGTGGCTCAAGTAATGAACACATGCTACAACAATTACAAAAATACGTTGATGAAGACCATCAACCCGACCACAAAACAACTGCAATTTTTTTCTTAACAAACCCACACCGTACTGCTTACTGGTCGCATGATTCAGATTTCAATGTACACGGTCATTATCGTCAACACTGGAATGAAGAAGCCAAACAAGTGTTTATGAAAACATGGTTGCATTTTCACACAGACGAAGTCACTGTGATGCGATCAAGTCTGAGTGTGTGTGCATTGCAAAAATGGTGTGAACATCGTGGTATAGAAGATTATTATTTTTCAGGATGGCAAAAATATCCTACTTGGCTGCCGTTTGTGAACACTGACAAAATATGGGCAAAAGGGCAAGAAACTGTGGCTGATTGGTTTGGTGCCCCGGATCACAACGGTGAAAATTTATATAACGTAGAAAACAATCCCTATATTCGTCCTAATGTTTGTCATCCAAATCAACTGGGTCACCAGCTTATAGCTGATCGATTGCAGGGTTGGATACAGTCTACGCAATAAATACAGGGACCAGGAGTTCCTATGGCAGAACAGCAAGACACACTATCTCAACTCAAGCAAAATCTCATTGAGTATGCACAGCTTCAACTGGGTGATCAAATCATTGACTTGGAATTGGATCCAGCACACTACGAAGCCGCGTATGCCAAAACAATTGGCACTTACCGTCAACGAGCGCAAAATGCCTATGAAGAAAGTTATAGTTTTTTCACCCTGGTCAAAGACGAAAACATCTATACGCTCCCCCAAGAAGTTATAAGTGTGCGACAATGTTTCCGTAGAACTTTTGGCGATTCAACTGGACCGTTTGCTAGTAATTTTGATCCGTTTGCACAGGCATCGTTAAACGTTTACCTCATGAACTTCAATGTAGCCGGCGGCCTTGCCACATACGACTTTTACAGTCAGTATGTTGAATTGGCAGGCCGAATGTTTGGCGCCTATTTCAATTACACCTTCAATCCTGTCACAAAGAAGTTGCAGTTAATCCGTGATCCTAAAAACACTGGAGAAGCTGTGCTGATTTGGACTTACAATTTAAAACCTGAAATCAATCTCTTGAGTGACTTCCAAATATCGCAATGGATCCGTGACTATATGGTTGCCAACTGCAAAATGATCATTGGTGAAGCTCGTGAGAAGTTTGGCACTATAGCAGGCCCACAAGGCGGTGGCACTCTAAATGGTGCTGCCATGAAAGCTGAAGCACAAGTTCAAATGGACGGGCTACTTGAGCAACTTAAAATGTATGTGGATGGCAGTCAGCCCTTGACTTGGGTAATTGGTTAACACACACTAGACACACAGTCATAAATCTGTTATAATCATCAAATGGACTTGATGATTGATCTTGAGGGCTTGGGAACAGGCCCTGACACTACTATTCTTACCATTGCCGCCCAGGCATTTGATCCGTTTGGCACGGGCCATTATGAGCAATCATTCTATGCCAGAGTTACCTTGGAAAGTCAGGAAACTCGTAGCATACAGCAAGGCACCATAGAGTGGTGGGCCACACAACCTGCTGTGGTTCGTGACGAAGCATTTGCTGAAGAAGACCGCATACCTCTAGACGAAGCCTTAGACGGACTAGGCCGACTAATTTGGCATGCCAAGCGTGTGTGGGCACAAGGTCCAACATACGACATGAACATCCTGGAGCATGCCTACAAAAGCTACAACAAACCCTTGCCTTGGCAGTACTACATGGTACGGGATAGCCGCACAGTGTTCAGTTTATGGCCCGAACAACCCATGCCTCCTACCACACACCATGCATTAGAAGACTGCCGCAGACAAATTGGCATGCTACAAAACACACTTAAATACCTCAACGTTCGGGAGTTAAAATGATTATTGGCATCTGTGGATTCATTGGGTCAGGCAAAGACACCATTGCTGACTATCTGGTAAATTTACATCACTTTCGCAGAGAAAGTTTTGCAAGCACACTAAAAGATGCTGTGGCACAAGTGTTTGGATGGGATAGAACCATGCTGGAAGGGCGCACAAAACAAGCCCGTGAATGGCGCGAGCGTGTGGATCCATGGTGGGCAGAGCGCCTGGGCATGCCCACACTAACACCACGTTGGATCTTGCAATACTGGGGTACAGAAGTATGCAGAGCAGGATTCCACGATGACATCTGGATTGCCAGTTTGGAAAACAAACTGCGCCACAGCCAAGATGATGTGGTGATTTCAGATTGTAGATTTCCCAACGAAATTCTAGCCATTAAAAACACCGGCGGGCGTGTGATCCGTGTGGTGCGCGGCGCCGAGCCTACATGGTATAACTCAGCTGTGAGTGTTAATCGTGGTGCTAATGGCAATTCAACCTGGGCACTGAGTCATAGAAAACTAGAAAAACTGGGGATTCATGCGTCAGAAACTGCCTGGGTAGGAACTGAGTTTGACGCTGTGTTAGATAACAATGGCACCCTAGACGACTTGTATCAGCAAGTTAAAAATCTGGTTCAAGATCGCCCTGTCGCCAAGGAAGATCGCTCTTAGACAGCTCTACTTCACAGTTTCTACAAACTGATTTGAGATTTTTGAGTCCAGTATTGTTCAAGTCTCCATCTGTGTGATACACAAAGATCTGTCCAGCATACTTGGCTTTAAATCCACAACGATCACAGCTCATTTTTTTCTTATAGCCTGCTGATTTCCAGCGTGGTTCTCTAGACTTCAGCCCTCTTCCTTTTCTAGCACAAGTCTCGCATCTTGAACGATAGTGTGTGACGTCCTCACGCTTGTAGTTTACAGCACAAGGGCGTTGATGGCAGGCTTGACAAATGGGTCTCATACGGTATTTAGCAACCAGGACCTTTGCCAAAGGTATTCAAAACGGCTGTTTTTTTCAAGGTCTCAATAAATATTAGAACTTGAAAAGGATTCAACCATGGCTCTCACATCACCCGGCGTACAAGTAACAGTAATTGACGAAAGTCAATATATTCCATCAGCAGTCAACACAGTACCATACTTTGTGATTGCCACAGCGCAGAACAAAGTTTCTGGCACTGGTGTTGGAGTAGCAGCTGGTACCACAGCGGCTAACGCTAACAAAACATATTTAATCACCAGTCAGCGTGATTTAACAGCCACATTTGGTGTACCATTCTTCTACAACACAACCACTGGCACACCTATTAATGGTTATGAACTTAACGAATACGGCTTGTTGGCTGCTTACAGCTCATTGGGTATTTCTAATCGTGCATATGTTCAACGTGTGGACATTGATTTAACTGAGCTCACAGCCAGTTTGACTCGTCCAACAGGCACACCAGTTGACGGTGCATATTGGTTAGACACTTCCACTTCTGTGTGGGGTATCCAAGAATGGAACCAAACAACAGCCGCATTTACTGTAAAAACGCCACTATTGATTACTGACAGTGCAGATGTTGTGGAGAGCACCAGCGGTGTTACCGGACAAACAGTATACACTCCTATTAACACAGTAGGCAGTATTGGCGATTACGCCATTGTGTCACTTGGTGGTGTTGAAGCTATTTTCAACGTGGGTTGGTATAAAAATTCTAGCAACGTTTGGGTGTCAGTTGGCAGCGAAGCATGGCAAATATCTTGGCCTACAATCCAAGGTTCTGTGACCAATCCCACACTCACAGCAGGACAAAGTATTTTTATTAATGACACTTCTGTAGCTGTGCCAGCTATTCCAGACAACACACTAGCTGGATTTGTTGCTGCGGTTAATGCAGCAGCTATCACTGGTGTGACTGCTGCGGCTGTTAATGGCACATTTGTGATATACGCAAATGACACAGCAACTAACGATGGCAGCACTGCCAGTGGTGGTATTGTGAGCATTGAACCCAATGCCAGTGGCGCCGCATTGTGTACTGCACTTGGCATTCAAGCAATTGAATATTTGGCTCCAATTTTTCTGTCTGCATACAGTTATGGTGCTCCACGCTGGAGAACTAGTGATACCACGCCAAGACCCACTGGATCTGTATGGAACAATGTTAGTCCAGCCAACAATGGTCTAGCTGTACAATTGAAACAGTATAGCGCCGCGTTGGGTGAGTGGGTGTTACAAAGTTGTCCAGCATTTTTCAGCACCACTGATGCAATCAATGCATATGATCCGTCAGGCGGAGGCAGAAATATTCCAGTAGGAACACTGTGGGTGCAACCAAATGCTAACTTTGCTGAAACAACACCAATGGCTTCTCAAGGATATGAATTTTATAGACAGTGTGCTTTTGGACAAACCATAGTTACAGGCACTACAACACCTGGTGTTAATGGTGATAGTTTATTTGTAGCCGGCAATAGATTTACAATATCTGCTTCTCAAGCAGGCAGCACTACAGCTAATGCTGCTACGGTTATATTAAGTGGTACCAGCATTGCTAGTTTTATTGCCAATGTCAGTGCAGCCAATATTCCTTATGTGTCTGCTAGTGTTAATTCAGCTGGTAACATTGTATTCACTCACAGTCAAGGTGGATTAATTGCATTATCAGCAGTGTCTGGATTTGGTACTCCAATTACTACTGCTGGATTCACAGTAGATACTCCTTACGTTCGATTGTCGGTCACAAATTACACAACATTGATATTATCTAATTTCTGTAGTGATCCAGAATTTGAATACACTTCTAGTTCTACTGCACCATATCAGGATCCAGCTGATGGCAGATTGTGGTACTACTCAACTCCAACCCAAGTTGATATCA